ATTGACAATATCGGCTACAACCTGATTGATCACGTGGAGATCACGGCCAACGGACAGGTTCTTCAGCGCCTCACGGGCGAATGGCTGAAGTTCTATTCGTATCTCACGCACGATCCCAACAAGCGCAAGCTGGTGGATCAGATGGTCGGCAATCTCCCAGAGCTGAACGATCCGGCCAATGCCTATGACCGGATGGGACAGTACCCTCACGCAGTGACACCGTTTGTGCAGCCTGGTGGCGTTCCCAATACGCTGACTCCCGAGCCCTCTATTCGGTCTCGTCAGCTGGTCATTCCTCTTCACTTTTGGTTCTGCGAGAATCCGGGCATGGCCCTTCCTCTGGTCTCTATGCAGAACTCCGATGTCTTTATTAACGTCACGTATCGCCCCCTCAATCAACTCTACACTGTGATTGATGTAAATCCGGCAAACACCACCTATGGAAAGCGTATTCGCCCGACGGGAGCGAACTTCAATCCTCTCTTTCCGAGCGCACCCTATGATGGAATTGGTCGGTTTTTGAGCCCACCGAACCTTGACGGCAGCTCGTCCAACACGGCTCTGACCACCTTCTTTCCCGATCCCTACCTGGAAGGAAACTTCATCTACCTAACAGAGATGGAAATGGCCCAGCTGGCCAGTGCAGATCAGACATTCTTGGTGAAGACGGTCACATACACCAACAACCCCGGTCAGTACGGTGGCAACTCAGACATTCTACTTCCATTCTTTAATCTGATCACGCGGGTCGTATGGACTTCGCAGCGGTCGGACAAGATCCTCACAAATGACTGGGACAATTACACGAATTGGGACAATCCTCTTCGGGCGCCCTTTACGACCACAGGTCCGCTCAATGATGTCTTTTCAACGACGACGAGCTCCACGGAGACACAGACGTTTCTGTACTCAAGTGGCCAGCTCCAGATTTCCTCCGTGTATCCCCGCGATCCAATCACAAATGGCCAACTTCTGCTGGACGGCAAGGAGCGGTTCTCTGTGAAGCCCACGTCGTACTTCTCTCTTCTTCAGATGTACAAGCACACCACGGGCGATGCTCCTCAGATCCCCGGTGTCTATATGTATTCCTTTGCTCTCAATAACGATCTGTATCAGCCGAGCGGGGCCATTAACGGCAGTTTGTTCAACAAGGTCGTTCTCCGTCTGACCCTTCAGCAGCCGCTCGTGACAGCGGCTGGAGTTGCCGCTCAGCAGGTTCTGTATGCCATTACATCCACCGTGAATACGCCTACGCCGGTGTATATTACGGCAGCCCAGTGTGCTCTGCGCGATCCCGTGACGGGCCTTCCGATTTATCCGTATGTGACCCCCGTGGTCGTGAATACAAATGGCGACAATGTGCTCTTTGCCTACACGTACAACCTCGGCGTCTATGTAGAATCTGTCAACTTTTTGCGTATCGTGTCTGGTCTTGCGAATTTCGTGTTTGCTAACTAACAATGAGTATTGTGATCAACTCTGCCATGTGGGGCGACGAACAGTCCTCCACAGATGTTACCAAGGGCATTCAAGACAAGGCATCTGGTGGATATCTGGACACTGTTGCCAACAATAGCATTGTGCCGTATGTGGATATTCTTGGCACAAATACAGCCGTGACTCTGTCTGATTCAGACAAGGCGGATATTGCTCTCCTGGCAACAAAGGCCTGTGGAACTGCATCGGATGAAAAGTGCATGACATATCAGAAAAACCAGCTGGAGACGGCGGCTCTGCAAAAGAAGATATCCGATCAACAATCATCGGGAAACGTGATTACGGGTCGTCGGCTGACTGTAACCTATACAGATCGGGCGACGGGCGTTCAACGAACAGTTGCCATTCCCGATGGGCAACCCATCCAACTTGGAAAGCCACCCGTTGTTGCCCTTCCCACCATGCCGACACTCTCGGGAAGTGTGCTTGGTGCGCTAGGCATCTTTGGCTATGTCATTGGCATTGCACTGTATGTCTTTAGCATCGCAATTGCGTGGCGAGTCATGATGTTGGGCGGACATAACCGAACGGCGTATGCCTTGACCCTTCTGGCCATCCTTGTCCCCTATTCTGGACTTGTCACGACCCCGATTGCCGTTGCCGTGTTCAACCAAATGAGCGCCAATAAAGTTGTCCCTAGTGTATAATGTTTCAGCTCGTCTGGATTGCAGCCGGCGCCATTGTCGGACTCCTTATTGCATGCGTTCTCGTCCCCCCGACCCGAAAGCAAGTTACCGTGCCGTCCCCCTATGACCATGACATCTTTCACACGGATACGGGGTGTGTTCGCACGCACGCTATTGAGGTGCCGTGTGGAGAGGAGGCAGACTCCTTCAACCTACTCGCAAGTCTCAGCAAGAAGTAATGCTTGACTTCACCAAGGCCATTGAACGCGCGAGCCCCTTCTTTTCCTTTATCATCGGACTTGGCATCTCGGCCCTGCTCTTTCACCGTAATTACGACACGCAGCGGGTCCTTGGAGTGCCGTTAGAAGATGTGAATACCAAGACGGTGAAGGTGGATGGAAAGTGCTACAAGTATCGCGTGGAAGATGCCAACTGCGAAATCCCGTCTCCTCCATAAACAATGGAGGACCAAACTTCGCTTGATGCTCTTCTGCCGTCGCCCGGACTGCCTCAGTCTATGCCACCCATGATGGGTGTATCGGGATCCGATCACATTCAGCGGACCCAGATGGCGCCTTCTTTCAAGCCGTCGCTTCCCATGATGCGCATGATGTGGGCCAACCTGACCCTGTACATCTCCTTCTTTATCGCCACGGTCATTCTGTCCCTCTCAGCCCCCCGTGATCTCCTGCTCCGCTACATTCCGAGTGCCTATACGTCAGGAGGCGTTGTCTCATGGCAGGGCGCCGGTGTCCTTGGCGGTGCAGCCGTTGTTCTGTCTCACCTGCTGAACGTCTTTCTCTTGAGTTTTCTTGGTTAAGAAGGACGGTAAAAAATGAATACCATTTTCGCATATCCTTCAAATATATCTAAAATGCTTGAGACCACTATTCTTCGCTTCGCGGATATTGCAGACATTCTCCGCGCAGCTGACATTCGCAAGGAAAACGACAGCAAGTACGCCAATCATCTTGTGGAGACGCTGACGTCGGTTGCTCGGACGACTAACCTCAAGCAGCGGTTCTGGGAGTCTGTGTATGATAAGCGTCCTTCTCGCTTCCTGCTGTACCAGCTGCATGACATGCAGACGTACGATGGGCTCGTGTATAACGTGGAGGACATTATCAATGAGTACGATGTGCTGGAGCGTCTTGCTCAGGCCTGTGGAAAGAACGTCGTGTCTGTGTATGGTACGAACGGATCCAATGTCAATGTCTATCTAGACTTTGTTGTGGATGTTCAGACGGGGACTATCCCGACTGCCGAGGAAACCCTTGAGGATCGTCGTCTTGCAAAGGAGACCTCGTGGTAAAACGGATATGTTCCGAGCTAGTCTTAAAGGTAGCATGGACGCTATCATTCACTCGCTCAAGTGCATTGTCAACGAGATGTCGCTCGCCCCCACGATCACGTACGACATTGAGGAGAGGATGTACAAGGTCCTTAGGGACTACAATACAATTCGGTTTAATCCGAACACAACTGACCGCCATGAAGATCTTGGCAGACAGATCACGAGGCTACATCGCGAAGCGGATATGAGGGGTCTTCCACCGCACCCCCGACGCGATTAAAGAGATGTCGCCCTACAGTAACATGCTGGTCCTTCGCCCGAGGTACATGTATGAACAGCCCGCATGGTTCTATCCACGCATCCTAGTGGGAGCCGGCGAAATGCTCACACCTTCTTTTTTACGTAAGCACACTATTACTCATGTTATTAACTGTGCGTTTCCGGACCATTCTCCCGCTTGGTTCAAAGAGGCATATCCAAGCCGTTATGCGTGTCTCAATGCATTTGATTCGCCCGATGCAAACATTCTAGATTGGTATCCTCTCTTCAAAACAACACTCACCGCTTTTCTGCGTGAAGGCGCGGGCACTGTGTTCGTTCATTGTCAGTGTGGAATTAATCGCTCAGCCTTTCTGGCCTTGACGTACATTGTAGAGAAATACGGTCTTCCATATGAAAAGACATTCCTGGGTTTGAAGCGACAGCGCCCTTGCATGTTTACAAATTCGGTCTTCAGGAAGCAGACTGAAGAGTTTACAAATGGACGTCTTCAGAATTCGCAAGACGCGGGATCCGGCCGCGAGTGGATCCTCAATGGGGACGCTGGACTCAGTTCATCAGGAACAAGTGCAGTCGTTACGTGATATGGATGGGAAGCAGACGGATCTTCAGAATAAATTGGCCGACCTCCGAAGTCAGCGCGAACGTCTGAGCACCTCAACTGAACTGACAGAAATTGTCAAGTGCTCGCAGGTGGATTCTCAGATTCGCGAGATAGACCAGGAACTCATGCGCATCAACCCCGTAGAAGACTATTACATGAAAAATATGGACATTCTACTTGATTACTATGGAAAGGAGGCATTGCCCTCTGCGCCCTCTGCGCCTCCGCCTAAAGATGCCAATACATTCCTGAAGTTCTTTGTCGCGAATACGACCCCCGCGGACACTGGGTTGTCCAAGAA